TGGAAAGCAAGTTAGCTAACATAGCTGGCATACCTCCAATAGCCTTCGACAATGTACCCTACGACCCTACAACTGGTACTAGCTTCATTAAGTCTAGCTATATTCCTGTCACACGTGTACCTGCTGTAAGAGGCTTAAACCCTTCTCAGCGTTATGGTGGCATCTACTCAGTCACTGTGTACTGTCCAGAGGGTAATGGCCCAGCAACTGCTGATGGTATCGCTAACACTGTAATAGAGAACTTTGAAGCTGCCACAGACGTATCACTAAACAACTTTAACGTATCAATAGACTATGCCGAAAGACAACAAGGCTTCTTAGATACACCTTGGTACTACATCCCGATTAATATCGGTTGGTACATTTATAACTAATTAGAGGCGTAAGCCTTGCTTACTAGGAGAATAACACATGCCTACCTTCGCACAGGGTTCACGATCTAGCCTAAGCTATGTCACTGAGTCCACATTCGGAACTACCCCTGTTGGTAACTTCCAGAACATCCCATTTACTTCACACGGTCTTAACTTAACTAAAGACTTGGTTGCTGGTACTGATATCCAAGCTGACCGTATGCCTCGTCATGAACGTCATGGTAACAAACAATCTGCTGGTGACATTGTAGTTGACCTTCGTAAAGGTGACTTCGACCCATTCCTTGAGTCAGTCATGCTTAACACTTTTGTAGACTCAGGCACTAACGACACTCTTGTAGTTGGCACAACACCTAAGTACTTCTCCATTGAGGACTACTCTGCTGACATTGATCAGGCTCGTTTGTTTACAGGCCAGACTGTTTCCACTATGGGTATCTCTATTGCTCCTAACCAGATGGTAACTACTACCTTTGGTATGGTTGGCAAGGGCATGACTATTGGAGCCACAGAGAAGACACAGGACGCAGCAAGCACTAACTCTCCATTCGATGCCTACTCAGGTGACTTAAAGATTGGTAACAATGTAGCTGGCCTTGCATCCTCTGCAATCATTACTCAGATTGACTTTAGTGTGGCTAACTCTTTTGCACCTACATTTGTTGTTGGCTCTGATGAGACCCCAGCACTTGAGGTTGGTCGTGCAGAAATTACTGGTTCGTTCTCAGCCTACTTTGACGATGACGCACTGATTAATCGTTTCCTTAACGAGACAGAATCAGCTATTGAAGTGTCTGTCAACGACCCAACTGCTGCTAATGCTTACACATTCCTCTTTCCAAGAGTTAAAATCAACTCTGCCGATGTAGGTGTAGAGGGCCCAACAAGCCGTATCATTAGCCTAAGTTTCACATCCCTATTCGATACGACCACTTCTACTAACTTGAAGATTACTCGTACTGATACCTAATCCCTAGCTAGGGCGGGGGGCATTGGTGTCGGGTCTGATGCTCCCCATTTTATATACTAACCCGACATAACCCTGACCCAAGGAACCTGACAATGGACTTAAAGAACTTAACACCGACCAGTGATACTGTGGACGTTACTATCGTACACCCTACAACACTGGAACCTCTGACTAACGATGATAAGACAGAGATGACCATTACTATGTATGCACCTCACTCTAAAGAGTACAAGAGTGTCCTGCATCATCAAACTAACAAACGGCTTAAGATGGCCCAAGGAAAGAAGAAGGTCGATATAACGGCTGAGAGTATTGAAGAGGCTACCCTAGAAGTGTTAGTCAAGGCAACTAAGTCTTGGAATATCACATACGATGGTAAGAAGCCTAAGTACTCTGCTGATACAGCCAAAGAGATTTACGAACAAGTGTTTTGGATCAAGGATCAGATTGAGGAGGCTGTAGCTGACTCACTGGATTTTACCAAGGGCTGATTGATGACCTAGTTGAGTTTGCTGAATTTAACTTCAAACTTAATCAGCGTGATGAATCTGGAACCACCGAGAGAGAACACTTGGAACAAGTACAAAGGCAGACAGGATTAGAACTTAAAGAATTGGATGGACCCGACTTCCCAACTCTTGTGGCTCATATCTGGTCTGCCTTTATTTCATTAAGCAACTCAAGAACTGGTGGCTTTAGTGGCCCTAACCCGATAACATACGAACAAATAAAAGCATGGAAAGAACTAACTGACACGCCTATGACAGCTTGGGAAGTAGAAGCGGTTAAGAGGCTTGACGGAGTTTATATGAGGGTAAATAATGGCTGATGATGTAATCTCAATTAAGGTCTTAGCTGACTCTACTCAGGTAGATAAACTTGAGAAGAGGGCTAAGGTATTAGAGAACAGAATAAAGTCATTAGCTGCTTCTATTGCTAAGGGTAGGATAACTACAGACCAGTACAGTAAAGCTGTAGGCATTATTGCATCAGAAATGCAAAAGGCTTCAGGTGGCTCTATAAAGGCAAGAAACGCCATTAACGAGTTTTCTCGTTCTACCTTCCAAGCTGCTAAAGCCGCTGACCACTTGTCGGATATGGCTGCTAAAGAAAACATCATACGTCTTGAACAAATAAAGTTATACAAGCAAGCTAGAACAGATGCGGAACAGATGAACCGTATTAAGGATCAGGCTGTTAAGAAAGAGAAAGCAGCGGCTGATGCTGTAGCTAGGAACACAGCAGAACTAAGAAGGTTTAAGTCCAGCTATGATGCTGTATACTCTGCGGAACAGAAAAGACTAGGGCTTAAGAAGTTACTTCGTGCAGAAGTTGCCGCTGGTAACATGACCCTTAGACAAGCTGGCACAGAGTTGTTAAACTACAGAAATAGTCTTAACCAAGTTAATGGCGCACTTGGAAACACTAGAAACAGGATGAACTCTGGCGGCATGGCTATGCAACAAGTCGGCTATCAAGTTGGTGACTTCTTAGTACAGGCACAGTCAGGAACTAACCTTTTTGTTGCATTTGGTCAGCAAGCCACACAGCTTGTAGGTATTCTGCCTATGGTAGCTACGCAACTAGGTTTAACTATGAGTGCGGCTATTGGTCTTTCTGCTGGGCTAGGTATAATTATTCCCTTAGCTACAGCCATAGGTGCTGCCTTTATGATGTCTAAAAGTAGTGCTGATGATCTCACTACCACTTTAGACGAATTAGAAAATGCTTACGCTAAGATTGATTCTATAAACGATACCTTAGAGGTACAACTTGTAGGTACATGGGCTGCTGCTTCAGAGGGGGCAGACAACTACCTCAAAAAGCTAAGGGATGTAACACAAGAGTCTGCACTACAGGCTGGTAGAGACGTATTGACGAGGAATGCGGGTCTTCTGGCCCAGTTTAAAGCTGACCTATTTGGTGGGGATGACACTTCTGGTATAGTGTCGCAGATGGATGAGAGTATAGAAGACTTACTTGCTGCAAGAGACAGACTGTTTAAACAGTATAACGAAATCGTAATGAAAGGCGAACGGGGTGATAAGTTAAGACTAAAAAAACAAAGGGAAATTTATCCTGAGACAACGAGCCTCCTTACTGCAGCTAATGCTCTTGCACAAGAAAGAAAAGAGTTCCTAAATGTCTTTGCAAAAGGTACTACAGACGAAGAATCTGTAATACGAATACTAGCCCTTCGTGAGAAGTACGAAAAGTCTGGTGGCGATGCTATGCTTAAGCGTATAGATGGTATTATTACTGAACTTAGGCTAGAAGGTGAAATCACTGCTTATAGGAAAAAACTTGCTGACGATCAAGAGGAAAGAGATAGAGATAAAGCAGACGCCTTAGAAGAGGAAAAAAAGACCTTAATCCGCAATGCTAACATTATGGTTTCTTGGGGTAAACAAATAGCCAAGGGTCAAGCGGAAAGAGATAAAGCTAAGGCTGATGCTGAAAAAGAGTCTATAAGAAACCTATTACGTAACCACAACATTATGGAGTCTTGGGGAAAACAAATAGGTCAAGGGCAAAAGGAAAGAGATAAAGCAGCCTTGAAATCTGATAACGAAAAGACTCAGGCACAGATAGATAATGTAGATGCCCTTCTGCAAGCTGGTATAGAAGCCCACGAAGCTAGACTTCAAATGATCCAAGACGAGGCTAAAGAACTAAACTACTTTAACAACATCATGCTTGCTTGGCAAAACCAGATTGGTAGAGGGCAAAAGGAAAGGGACAAAGAAGGTCCAAAAGGCCCAAAACCAACAACTATGGAAGGCCCAATCAAGGCTCTGGAAAGACAGATAGAGTTAAGTAAGGCTTTGTTTGGCTTAGAGGGTGATGCACGTAGAGAACAAGAAGTCTATATGCAACTTAAGTTCCAGAACCAAGACGCTGACATTAAGGCTAAAGAAAGTCAACTAAGGTCTCTATCTGCACTTGTAGCGGAAGAAGAGAGAAGGACTAAAGTCTTTGAAGAACAGAGAGAGGTACAGAAGGAAGTAGCTGACACTATAGCTAATGAAATGGGCAATGCCTTAATGTCTATGGTAGACGGTACTAAGTCCGTTAAAGATGCCTTTAGAGACATGGCTAACGATATCATTAAAGAACTGTACCGTATTTATGTTGTAAAACAGATCACAGGTATGATTAGTGGTGGTATAGATAGCTTTATGGGCTTTAATGCTTCCGCTAGTGCTAACGGCAATGTGTTTAGCAATGGAAACTTAGTACCATATGCTGATGGTGGTGTCGTAGGTGGCCCCACTTACTTCCCTATGAATGATGGTCGTACAGGTCTAATGGGAGAAGCTGGCCCAGAAGCTATCATGCCTTTGAAAAGAGGTAAGAACGGTAAGCTAGGTGTACAGGCAGAGGGTGGCTCTGGTGACGTTATTATTCATCAGAACTTTAACTTTACCGCTAATGGTGACGAGAGTGTTAAGAAGATTATAGCACAGCAAGCCCCAGCTATCGCTAACATGACTAAGAAGCAAATACTAGATGATCGTCGCAGGGGTGGTCAAATGAAACAAGCGTTTGGGTAAGGAAACCTCATGGCACTAAAGACTGCACCAACTGATATAGGCTTTGCACAAATAACTCTTAGTGCTATGAACGCTGTTGCCACTTCTGAGTCTCCCTTTACTTATAAACAACAGATAGTACAACACACAGGTCAAGCATGGAAAGCCTCAGTTACCATACCACCTGTCAGGAGAGACTTAGGTGAGCCTTGGGTAGCCTTCTTGTTGTCGCTACAGGGGCCAGTTAATACTTTCCTCTTAGGTGATCCTAACTGTGTAGCCGCTAGAGGTACAGCAGAAGATGGTGACATAGTAGCAACGGGTACTGCTGGTGCTTCCTCTGTTACTTTAACTCTTAGTAATGGTGGAACACTTAAAGCTGGTGACTACATACAACTAGGTGCCTCATCTACAGCTAGGCTACACAAGGTCTTAGCAGATATTTCTACTACAGGATCAGTGGATATATGGCCTAATCTTAAAGCTACCTATTCTAGTGCTGCTGTAGTTGTAGACAACGCTAAGGGTGTCTTTAGGCTAACAAGTAACGTACAGGATTGGCAGATAGGTAACTCTAGTACCTATGGTATCTCCTTTGAGGCTGTAGAGGTAATTGTATAATGAGTAGAACTATCCCCTCGGTAGTACTTAATGCCCTAGACGATGATGTCATTAACCCTTTCTTTGCTGTAGAACTACTCTTTGATAGTCCTAACGAACTTAGGTTCTGGACAGGCGCAGGAGACCTTTCCTACGGTGGTAATACTTGGGTTGGAACAGGAAACCTTCTAGCTATCTCCGCTATAGAAGAGGGTTCAGATTTAGCTGTTAAGGGTGCTACACTAACTTTTAGTGGTATAACAACAGATATACTTTCTCTAGCCCTTGCAGAGCCTTATCAGGGGCGTGTGTGCAATATCTACCTTGGTATAACCTCTGATGAAACTGCGCTAACACAGTTATTCTCTGGTTACATGGATCAGATGAATATATCTGAAAGTGCAGATGAAGCCGCTATTGAGTTAACTGTAGAGAATAGGCTAATAGACCTAGAGAGACCTCGTATTGCTAGATATACTTCTGCGTATCAAAAGTCTGTATATGTTGGTGATCTTGGCTTAGACTTTGTAGAAGACCTACAAGATAAAGAAATAGTCTGGGGGAGGTCTGTTGGTTAGTTTTCAGCAAGAGTTTCTGTGCCAAGTTAAGGATGAGTGTATCCCCTTGATAGAAAGACACTGGGAAGAGATAGCCATTAACAAAGATCGCATTAAGCTAAACCCAGATTGGGACGCTTATGACTTACTAGAAGATTCAGGTAGGCTTACTATATTTACCGCCAGAAGTTCTGGAAAGCTAGTTGGTTATCTTGTAGTCTTGCTTGGCAACAACATACACTACAAAGACCATGTGTTTGCTTCTAATGACATAATATACCTCCATCCAGATTACCGTAAAGGTATGACAGGTGTTAAGTTAATAAAGTTTGCAGAAAAGTATCTAAAGAAAGATGGGGTATCAGTTATGGTTATGAATACTAAGGTACACAGCCCGTTTGACATAATACTTGAGAGGCTGGGCTTTACGCCTACAGAAAAACTTTACTCTAAGTACATAGGGGGTCACTCTTAATGGCTGTTGTAAGTGCTGCTTATGCTGTAGGGGGTTTTACAGCCGCCGCTGGTGTTGTAATTCAGTCGGCAGTATTTCGTTATGTAGTTATGTCTGTTGTTACAAGCCTAATTATGAGGTCCTTGGCTCCGACCCCTACTGCACCTACATTTGGTGGGGGTAATAAGAGTAATAGGGGTTATAACGTAACACAGACAGGGGCTGCATTAGACCATCAAGTTATATATGGTAAAATGAGAGTTGGCCCAGTACGGGTGTTTGATGCTACTACAGGTGCAGACAATATACGACTACACAGAGTGTTAGCCTTTGCTGGACATGAGATAGAGTCTTTTGAGCAGATATACATTAATGATGAAGTAGCAACTATAGACGGTAGTGGTAATGTTACCTCTCCTAGTCGTTACAGTGGCCTAGTAACAATCAAAGAACACTTAGGTACAGCAGATCAAGCTGCCGACAGTAGTTTAGTTAGTGCTGTGTCTGGTTGGACAGGGAACCATAGACTTCGTGGTATTGCTTATTTGTACTGTAAGTTTACATACGATGCAGATGCTTTCCCTAATGGTGTCCCTGAGATTACTTCTGTGATAAAAGGTAAGAAAGTATACGACCCAAGAACCACAACAACTGTTTGGTCTGATAATCCTGCACTGTGCATAAGAGACTATCTTGCGAGTACTGGTTATGGCTTGGGAGAAGCCTCTGCCAACATAGATGACACAACTTTTACTACTGCTGCTAATATCTGTGACCAGACTAACACAGATGCTGGTACAACACGTTACACAATGAATGGTGCTTTCACTACGGGGTCTACACCTGTAGACTTCTTGCAAGATGCCATAACTTCTATGGGTGCTACCCTGTGGTATAACCAAGGTGCATGGAAGGTTAAAGCCGCTGCGTGGACTGCTGCTTCAGTTAACTTTGATGAGAACGATCTTAGGTCAGGAATAAGCCTAGCTACTAGGAACTCCCGTAGGGACAACTTCAACAATGTTAATGGTACGTTTAGAGGTGACGAAAGTAATTGGCAAGTAACAGACTTCCCACCTGTAACTAATGCTGCCTTTGTTACTGCTGATGGTGGTCAAGAATCTTCACTAGACCTAGACCTTACTTTTACTGACAACTCTATAGAGGCTAGAAGAATAGCTAGGATAGTCCTAGAAAGGAATAGGCAGCAGCTTACTGTTGAGGCGTCCTTTGGTCTTAGGGCTTTCCAAGTACAGACAGGTGACAACATAACCCTAACTAACACTAGACTTGGTTGGACTAACAAAGAGTTTGAGGTTATGTCTTGGAACTTTGCCTCTGTGGACGAGTACGACTTACAAGTGAACATGGTGCTTAGGGAGATTTCATCTAGTGTCTTTGATGAGGTTGACGATGGTATAGTCTACGAAAGAGATAATACTACTTTGTTGTCTCCTTTCACAGTCCCTGAACTTGGCATAAACATCAGTACTGAACTCAGGAGAGTTAAAGGTAAGACCCTTGGTGTCCTACTGCTTGATATAAACAACACAAGCAACATTATGGATACAGCAGAGGTACAATTCAGAAAGACAGGTGCAACTAACTTTACAGCTATAGCAACTATGGGTGCCTTTGTGGGTACAGATAGGGTTGAAGTTGTTGGCGTAGAGGATGACTTCTATGACATAAGGGCTAGGGCCACTAACTCCCTTGGTGTTCATGGGGCATACAACACTATAAGTAACTACTTTGTAGAAGCACTAGGTGCGCCACCAGCAGATGTAACTAACTTTGATGGTAACGTAGTAGGCAGTAACTTGTTCTTAACTTGGACACCAGTTACCGACTTAGACTTAGCCCACTATATCA